CCCTGCCCAAGCTGAAAACACATGTTAACTAAAATGTGTTGAACTTCTTGCGAGAGTTCTTCCCAGTTGCCATAAATCTTCTCACATCCATCAATCGCAATTTGGACATCTTCTTGAAATAGCTCATAGCACCGAGCTTCCGATATACATTCTTCGTCAGGCACATCGTCGTTTGTGCCGTGAATCGGCAAGGCGTTTTCAGCGTCTGCTTCCAACACTTTGTGGCCTATGCCCACAGTTTTATGCGACTGACTACACAGGTAAGCATGAAGCACTTTCCCCTCGTCTGAAGATATTTCTTTGTAAACCTGTTTTACGTTAACGATAGGTAACACCTTGCATCTTCTTCTCCGTTCGCATTTCTATATTCCTGCGCCATGATTTAGTCTTTGGCCTTGCCGATGTTCATGGCGCAAATTTCAAGCATCTTATACAAGCGACCAATTAACGCATCATCTTTTGGCGTAGGGGTTAGGCTGCAAATAATGCTAGCCGCGCATACCACGCCAGTTACTATTCCTACTATTTCACCTATGTATCCAAGCATAATCTATCCTCTTGTTAGTTTTAGTATAACCTATTCTTCTTCTTTCTCTCTCGTGGGGTCATTGTCCCGATAATACCGATTAATGTTCAACAACTGCGATATGTACCTGCGAATGTCGGCCAGATTATTAGCCAAACTCTCATACGCTTGACTTGTTAGACCATAATACGCCACGGCTGGGGCATCTCCTGCATCATAATTTTCAATGTACTCACGCATAATACTAGGGTTCAAAACAATCCATTCAATCTCGGAAGGTGTTAGACCTTCTGGCAAAGGCGGGTGATACATGGGTGCTGGCACAGTAATAGTGACGATCTCAACTGGAGCGACTACTGGTACTGCTGACTTACCAAACAAGCCTCCTAGCGTAGAGCATCCACTAACTAGAAAAAAACTACTGAGGAGCAGGAGTCGCATCAAATTGCCTTGGGTTAGTTAAGTCAATAAACTGCTGGTGAACCTTTGCCGTTCCTCGGTTAACAATTTTCTCAATAAGCCCTGGCTTTGCGATAGCTAAATTATTCAGGTCATGTCGGGCAAAGGTGTTCCTGAGTTGATTAACCTCCTGACGAGCCTCATCGTTGGCCTCTGACAGTTCTGCAATTTTGGCTTGGTTTAATCGCTGTAACTCTAGCTGCTCTTGTAGCTGGTTATTTTGATTGGCAATAGCTGACTCTAATACTTCTTGATTGTTAACTGCCGTTTGAAGCTCAACCTGAAGCTGCGAAATTTGGGCTTTCTGCATATTGATGTAGAAATAACTGCCTACAGAAGCGGCAACCAACAACACTACAAGCGTTAGATTTAGTCCCACGTATACACCTCCAGAGGTTGACTTTTGCCTTTCACTGATATTGGTTCTAGCGATTTTAGCAGATAGTCGGAATTTTGTGCAGTTTCTTCTCCTATCAATGTGCCAACACCAACCTCTTTAGTAGCCGACTCCAGTCTCGCTGCAATATTACATGGGTCGCCAATCAAACTAAATGCAAACCTATCTGTCGCACCAAAGTTGCCAGCAATACAAATCCCAGAATTGACGCCCACGCCTATTGCTATTTCCGGTATGCCTTCCTCTTGGAATCTCTGGTTCAATTCAATGATGTTGTCTTCTATTTCCATGGCCGCTGCCAACGCAAGATTGTGATGGTCAGGCTGTGGGATGATGGTATTAAAGTGGAACATTCCTGCATCGCCAATAAATTTATCAGTGACACCACCAAACTTATTCACAGCTTTTACCTGAACATCTAACACGTTGTTCATTATGTAAGTAACCATTTCGGGTTCAACCGATTCGGACAGGCTTGTGAACCCTCTCAAATCCGTGAATATAATGCTGCAATCCACTCTCGCACCATTCACTTGGCACAATTCAGGGTTGTCCTGCAATTTCTTAACCATTCTGGGGTCTAAGTATTTGCCGAATTGCTGCTTGATAAGCAGTCGGGCTTTGTACTGTTCCCGAAATCTCACATAAAATCCGATGCTTGCAGTAATAAATTGACTGACTAGCGCCCATGTAACGTCAATCAGCAAACCATGCTGCACCAGATACACGCCTAGATAGCCCGTTAAGGCCATCACAACACCAACCAATACAACCCCGCCTGTTATACCCATCGTGTGCAATAGAAGCCAAATGAGGGCGACTGAGACAACAAATATGGCTGCTTCTGCGGCTAATGCGTAATCCGGTATGTATGGGCTATCGGTTATCAGTATTGATTCGGCTAATGCGGCCTGAATTCTGTGCGGCTCAAGCAATCCAACCGGCGTGGCTAGTTGCGGCATAATTCCCATAGCGTCAGTGCCAATAAAAACGAATCGGTCCTGCACATCCATCTCAGTAAGTGTCGTCTGGTGCGTATTTACCCAGCTAATCCACTTGCGGCCCAATGAATCAGTTGCTACTGGAGGCAGTCCTTGCACGATGATTTCTTCAATGCCATTTGGATTTGTCCTGATGAGGTAAGTATCCGCGTTGGCAAGAACCTTCAAAACCTGCGTGGCAAATGCGGGTACCCATCCGTCTGGTGCTTTCATCAACAGCGGCATTCGACGAACTAGCTGGTCTACTTCTAGTGGCGCTGAAGCAATACCTTGTGATGTCACATTACTCAGCACTTCAATGTTTTGCACAACACCTGATGCAGAGTAGCCGCCAACCGGATTCCCTATAATGACCGTACCAACGGTTTCTGGAAAGCCAGAGCCTGGATTCTCATACATTGCGAGCACACTGTTGCTGCCCTGCAACGAGCGCGCAAACTCTTCATCGCCACCGAGTCTGTCTGGCTGTGGAAAAGCCACCGCCCAGCCCACCCCCAAAGCGCCTCTTTGCATCAAATTATCTTGTATTTCTGCCAGCCGCGCTCTGGGCAACGGCCAGCCGCCCTCACGCTCAATATCTTCTTCTGTGATATTTAGCACAGCAAAATGATTGCTTTGCTCGTACTCAGCTACAAAATAATCAAACGTCCTGAGCTTTAGAATTTCGGTGAGAGTTGATTGGAAGACTAACGGTAACGAAAGGAGCGCAACCAGCGCCATTGTTTTTAGCGCAAACTTCATTAGTCGAACTGATTCACGGTAATGGTTTTGTTACAGCTTGTGGTGCAATCCAGAATTACCGTGTACGCCTTCGCGCTAACACCGGTCTGTGTAGCATTTACCGTGTAATTCCCCTGCTCGATTCTGATATTTCCTACATGAGCACCGTCGCCACTCTGCGTCAGGTTCGCCGTTGAGTTGTCGGCGGGATTGTTTCTGAACTCTATATCACCATCTTTAGCGCCACTCCCTGACTGCGTAATGGTGGCATCGTTGTTGTTACAGTTACCGCAAGACTTGATGTAGGCGTTGTGGTTGCCCGATCCTGACTGAGTTGCAGTCCATGCGCTGTCATCCCCAAAGGCATAAAACTTGGCGTAATGATCGCCTGACCCTGTTTGAGAGATAGTGTAAACATTGTCATCGCCTGACATATAGATTTCACCCTGCATATCATCCCCGGTTTGGGTAATGGTTAACTCATTATCGTCTTCGTCGGCATCAATATAACCGATATTATCATCGCCAGTTTGTGTAATCGTGTACTCGTTTCCAGTGTGATTGGTGTATTGCGAGTATGCTTTAGCAAGATTTCCTGTGCCGTTCTGGTCAATATCAATCGTGGCACTGGAACAACTGTGCGTGGCATACGTTCCGTTGGACAATCCGCACCAGACCCTAGCAGTGTTTCCAGAGCCTATTTGGTCAATGTAAATACTGGAATTGCCTTTGAGGTCAATGTCCACAGAGTTTTCTGCCGCCCAAAGAGGAAAACTAATTAGACTGATTAATAGAAATCGCATTGTCCCCTCCTCCATTAACGGTGATGTCCAATACTTTCCCTGCCGCAAGGATTGAGATGTTATAGGCTCCCTCCTTATCCAACTCAAGGTCTACGGTGTTCTCTACACTTCTGAAAATGGTTAGAATTTCGCCCTCAACAAAGGTGTAGATTTGGTTCTGCGGGTCAAAGCCAGGAATGATGCCCTCAATCTGAACACCCGCTATTTGCCCTGCCTCTCCTTTTTCTGTAACTGAAACCTCAATAATTTTCAGTAGATCAGTCAGAAAATCTACATTCAGAAGGTCTATATCGAGCCGTCCTATTTCTTCTTGAAGTTCGTCATTTTCTAATTCGTTCTCATCAAGTTCTGTTTCTTCAAGCAGATCAACATCAAGAATGTTTGAAGCCGTGCCTGACTGCTCCTCCACCACTTCAGTAATCTCATCTCTTGGACTAATAATCAACAAGTTATCAATGAAACCTAAAGTCAATCCTGCTAAGACAACGGGCCGAGTTGGGGCCGACTCTGCTACCGTAGTCATTGTTGCCTGAAAGGGCTGGTTCAAAACCACTACACTAGCAGCAGTTTCAACTGTGATCTCCCCGCTAGAGCTGCCATCTTCATTGGGCAATAAGATGATTAAACTGCGGCCTATCTCATCGACTGTGGTGGTGAAGTCTGTACCTCGAATAAAAATTGAGGCAGTGGGAGTGCGGATAGAGATGTTTTCTTTGTTGATCCTACCCAACGCACCTGTCAGGAAACGCGCTGTGCCACTTGCCATATTCAAGGCCAGCCGAGATTTGTCAGGGTCAGGATCGAAGATGTAGCTATCAATAACGACTTTGGAGTGCTCAGTAAGACTCAGAACAGACGAGTCTAAAAACTCAATTGCCATACGGCCATTACCAGTACGCACATCATCGTAACTGGAAATGCCCAGTTCTAGTTCAGCGGTCAGAGAATCTGTTGTGTCTTGGCGAACAACCTCACCGATACCCCGAAGCTCAGTGATTTCACCGACTTGAGCTTGGACGGCAAGCGGTAGGAATATCAGCAGCCACTTGTACATTGGTCTATGTCGATAGTTCCGCCTGTTGTGATGCCGATAATACTCACGATTCCAGCCGTAGAGCCAGTGCTACTTGTCTGGTCGATATCAATGTTATTGGTATTCCCAGTGATGTCGGCGGTAATAGAGTGATTGGCATTTCCAGTTTGGGTGGTGTCAATGTCATTTGAGTCGCCATCAACGTCCCAGTTATTCGTCGCACCAACAACCTCTGATACGATGTTTAAGTTATTGCTTGTGCCTGCGATAACAATATCGGTATTGCCGCTGGTAGCAGTAGCCGCCGCACCTTGAGTAAACGTAAGGACGTTGGAATCTCCGGTTGCAGCAAAATCAAAGTCACTGCCAGCCGTATCCCCCGTCGCACCGACTGCCAAAGTTTGCGTGTTGGAATCGCCGGTTGAAGACAACGTGAATGAAGTGGTATTGCCTTGTGCAACTGTAGCTGCAATCACATTGCTGTCACCGATCTGGTCGATATCAACGGTCATGGTGGTTCCCGTTAAAGACACCCTGGAACTGGTAGTACCAACCACGTTCGAGTTTCCGATCTGATCGATATTCATTGTCAGGGCGGATGAGCCGCCGCTCTGAGTAATGTATATACTGTTGTTGGCTCCGTGCGCTGAAACCGTATAGGCCAGTGAAAACAAGACTGCAAGATACAAAAAACAATTCTTAATCAGGGATTTCATTAGAAGTCTCCTTCTGTAATTCAAAGTCCCAAAGATTATCTTTAATCCCCTGAACAATGATTGCATAAACTGCTGCTTCAATAGCAGACCGAACCGCATACGTTTGCGTTTCATTGGCAGCAAAACCACTTTCCAACTCAAATAACTCTGTTCCATTTTCTGTGAATCGAAACGTATCTAAACCCGTACTGGTTGAATAGACCTGCTTACTTGTTACTACATTTAGCAACACTTGTCCAGTTTGAACTAGCACTGCCCTCAAAGCTACCGTAACCTCATCAATTCGGTACTGACTGCTAACCCCGATCCCCAAATATCGCGCTCCAATGCCGCCAGACCGAAGATTAGTATCATAGCCAACAATTCCCCCCGCCATGATTAAACCAGAGAACAGCAGGGGTTCTAGCTTATTTGCACCCTCTCCACCATAGCTGCTTCGGGTGGAGATAATAAGCTGTCGCTCTCTCGTCAAAGCGTCTAAGTTCCCACGCTCTGCGACTAAAAACCACTTACCATCACCTGCCGCCAGCAGCGCATCTATGAGAAAGGCATCTCCAGCTTGTGTAACCGCAGTGCTGAACAAGGCCATGTTGTCTGATGCGGCTCTTTGTCCGGTTTGATCTGAAAAAGAATAAACGCTTACAACAGCTTTTTGTCGTGGTGGAGAAAGATCTAAAAGGTCTTTGAGAGTTGGTCGCTCTATCCTTGGGCCACGAGGACAATCATTAAGTTTAAACCCTCGATCATTGATGTAATCCTGACTGATACCGGCACATTTCCGAGCCGAATCGACACTCGCGCATCCGGCAAGTAACGCTATAAGGAATAAGGTTAAGGTGCGCACTCGTCCGTACTACAAATACCAAAAGAGCCAATCGGTATGCGTATTTCAGTAATGGAACCGTCTGTGTCGGTGACGGTAAGAATTATTTCTGTGCCTGTATTCACAAAAGCAATTGAGTTGCCCTCAAGGTCAAAAACCCCACCTGTACCGCCTGTTTCAGAGTTGAATAAAGATTCCGCCAAATCCCTGGATAGCTGACTGAAAATACGGCTTTCAAGATTCCTGACGAACTTGGCAAGCGTGGTGTTTTCCTGCTCACGAATCAAATCATTTGCCTTTGATTCAATCTCTTCCAGAATCGTTGCTTTGCGACTTCTCTCTTGCTCATCAATCGTCAAGTAGTGGGCTGACTGACCTATACCATTGAAAGAAGGGCTGTTGAAGTCAAAGATGAAGTCAGTCGCTAGAGCCGGAGCTGCAAATAAACTAATCGCTATCAGACAACTTTTCATTATTTTGCTCCCTCATTTCAATCACTGTATCCAGTTTCTGTTGCAGTCGGATAATATCGTTATCCAACATACGCACTCGATCTATGAGTGCAATCAAGGTCACATTAGCTTCAGCCAGCTTCGCCTTGATATTGTTGGTGATGAAGTTCCAAATGAAATGTATCATGTACAGAAGCCCAACCGTGGCTACGATTGGGAACCCGTACTCGCCAATAGCTGTAGCGATGCCTTCCATTAGTCTCGCCTTGCATCTTCTTTCCCGTTGGCTCTGGCTATGCGATTCAGGTCTGGCCTGATTCCAAGCACCGCACACATCGTTGCATCGAGGCGAATAATGTCGTGATTCATGGTCTTCACGCGATTATCTAGGCCGTGAACAATCCCGTGTATGCCGTTCACCTGACCAATAACACTCTCAAGGATGTACTTGATGGTCAGAAATATGAAGAACCCTGCGATCAGGGCAATCGCAATGGGAAACCCTACCTCACCAATCAGTGAGAAGGCTTCATTCACTTGTCTTCTCCGCCCTTGAAGGACTTTGACTGTCCTGACGTACCAGCATAAATTCCAAACACTGCAGCCATAGCTCCAGTAACTACTGACACAAGGCCCGCTTGCTCTAGGTTAGGATCGGGCAGCGTCATAAACCAAGTAATTACTTTATATAACAACACTATGTAAACACTGACAAAAATGCGTGGGAAGATACGCCACGCATCAACGGTCTTGGCAAGATGAATCCACTTATGATAAGGGTTTGCACCAACATTGTTAGGCGTTACCTCTACCTCAAGCTCTATCTTCTTTTTGATCGCCTCTTCAGTCATAGAAATTTAGCTGCGCCGATAATGATAGTGACCATAAAAGGGTAAACACCCCACAGAAGCATTTCAAGTCTCTTAAACTTTGCAGAACCTTCGTTAAGTCTTTTTTCAATATACTCATAACGAATAGCACACTCTCTTTCGTGTGCGTTAAGTTCGGCTAATGCGTCCTTTACGGTAGCCATTATTTTTGCTTTGCTTTGCCTATATTTAGAGCTAAAGCGTCAACCAATTTATAGAGCTTACCTATCCAAACATCATCTTTTGGGGTTGGCGTGCTCGCAGCAATCAAACTTGCCGCTGTCACAATCATTGTAATAATGCTAACAGCTGTAAAAATATTACCCATGATACAAACTCCTTAGTGTCAATTAATTTTTCTTTTTAACTACATACGCTTCGTTTTCTTCGGTGTCAGGATCGTCAGGGACATATCTGCCCTTGTTATCTCTAGCTCTTACACTGTTCTTTTTCAAAAGCCTTCCAATCTCTTCATCCACTGTTTCCTGGTTACTTGCAGATGCAAACAAACTCAAAAATCTTTTGAAAAAATTCATCAAACTTCCTGATTAATTAGCCGCTATATAGTTTGTGCCGGTTGTTACCGCAGCCACGTGCGTGGTCTTTAGACCAGAAGCAGCCCCTGCAATATTGGGTTTATCATCAGAAGCATCCACCGGAGCATAAAGCAGAATTATAGAAAGGTGGTCTACGTTTCGCTGCACTTTCGCGTTGATTGCTGCTTGGTCTGCTAGACCATAAGCATAACGAGAAGAGGCTCCGTCTGTATTAATTC